ACCGCGCGTTACAGCAACAGTTTCAATAGTGCGCTTTCGATCGAATAATCCCATGAGAGGATTTTCTCAAAATGTCAAGCATCAACCCACTAAAATGTCTATTTCGGTTTCTGGGCGTGTCGCAAAGTGTGTGACGAGAGCTGATGCTACGGCAGCGGCCACGGCTGTACCGCTGGCCCGTCTGCCAATAACCCAACCGCCATCGCCTCTACGCAATTGCACAGCTGAGAGAATCTGCTCAGTCAGCTTTGATTGATTGCGATGTTTCAAACGCCCGGAATTGATCGCACCCAATAATTCATCACAAGCTTGAGGATAATCGCTGTCCATGTCATGGATCGGAATACCGGCCGGCTGCATACGCGCTGCAACCGCGCCTGTTGTGCGCCTTGAGTACAACAAATACTCAATTGGGTACTTTCGGCAATAACTGGCCGCATCATTGGCGATCGCTCGATCATCAAGCTGGATCGTGTTTTCCCAAGTGTGCAACAGCTTGATCACAAAATTTTCTGATCCAAGTTTTTGAGCCGCTACCAATGCCGCGTGTTTGCGATCGGGTGAAATGTCAATGGCCATCCATGTCAGCTTGTCTTCATCCAGATCAATTGCTTCATCGCCACACTCTTGCCACTCTTTGGCTCCCACCACGCTGGAAATTGTTTGAACCCATCGATTTAAAACCTCAGTCATGACCACATCGGCAGGATCATTGAAAACGGCTCGGATGTTGTCTGGGTGGATGGTTATGTTAAGGCCCGGATTGGCAAAAGCTGCATTTTCCAATGAAATCTCATCAGTTGGTGCAGACCACTCAAAATAGCCCACATCATCGGCTGCGCCACTAGCTGCGGCCAAACCGCGCTCTCGCAATTGATTGAGCACCATTGAGTGCGAATCACCAGCTGAGGAAAAGCAATTGACCTGCGGATTTTTGGCGGCCATCAATGTGTATCTCATAGCTGCAAAAGTTTCCATGTCATGCAATTCCCGGATTTCATCCATGTGGATTGTTTCTGGTTTTGACAATCCACGAGCTGCCGATCCACCGGCCTTGATGATAAATCTATTTCCTTTGATGGTTTGGATTTCCTCGGCTCCATGTTGCCAGCGGATGCGCTTTACCTGATTGGCCAAATCCGCATTTTCCTCAATGATCTGCACAATGGCCCGGAATTGTTCCAACGATGTGACCAATCGGTGAGCTGTGGAAACCTGCAACGATTCATCCCAATGGAAAAGACCCATCATGATTCTGGCCATCATGTAAGTGCTCTTGCCATTTTGCCTTGCAACTGTCGCAACTGTTACTGGGTGAAAGTAGCGACCATCGGGCTTTACCTTGAGCGAGTGCTCGGCCAGCCACTTTTGCCACGGCATAAAGCCGCCCGGGATGATCTGCTCAGCAAAATCGATCAGCTCAAAGCCGCGTGAAGGCAAATCATTGAGTGGTGAGTGGATTCGTGGAGCTGTTACCGGCAAAAAAACCGATGTGGGCCGATCTGAGACGATTTCAGCCGATGGTGTATCAATGATGACCTGAGGCTCCTTAATCATGACTTATCGACTCGTTTTGGGGTATAAACAACCCATGGAGAGTCGGGGGTGTTCCATCCGCCTCAAAAAAACGACCACCTTTGCTCAAATTGCACTTTTGACACAATTGCCTCAAATTAAACAATTCATCACTTCCGTTCAATCGCTTCGGAATTACATGATCAATGTGCATCTGGCCTTCAGTCTGGCCACACATCTGGCAACATCCATCACGCTTTAATACAGCTTCTCTGATCTTACGCCAACGGCTTGTGCTTCCACCTTTCCAAGCTCTTGACATCAATGCCACCCATGCTTTCGCCAATGTGCCAAGGCACCATCGCAAATCTTGCCTTGATACCTGTGATCGATGTATCGCAATGTCCAGTCAATCATGCGAAAGCCATCAAGATTTCTGTACTTTGTATTTCGCATCTGGCCAAGTCCGAAATGATTGCCATTGGGATTGATTGCCTCCACACGCCAATTTGATTCCTTAGTGATCAGCAAATGAAAACATTGGAATTCTTTATAATTCACAATCCTTGAGTGTGCATAAAGTTTAAGAGAATCTATTGATGGTTTAACTTCTTTTGCAGCTGTAGCCGGTGTTGTGCCAACAAGACATAGCACGCCCAAAACCACCAAGAATCGTCTGCGAGCTACCCGGTGAACCGGCTCGCTGTCGAGTCTCGATGGTACAGGCGGTGTCAAATACCGAGCGTAATCTTGGGCGATTCCAACAGGTTTCGCACACCTGTGGACAAAGCCTGTGGATAACTTCATAAGTGCATCCGATCCTCACAACGCTTGCAAAACCATACAACCAACCCATCATCACGATCGTATTCGTTCACCATTGTGTCATTGTCACAATCGCTGCAATTCATAACACCACCAAATCCGCTGAAGCTGTATGTATGTTTCATTGGCTTAATTCCTCAATCCTAGAATCATCAACAATCTTTATGCCAAATGTGCCACATCCCATGCATTGGGCAAACCACTCATGTGCGGTCAATTCAGCACCTTTTTTAAGGCCGTGGCGTTGCTTAGGCTTGCCGTATAGCTTCTTGCAAATCGAACAATCAAATTGAAGGATGTGCATAATTGCTCCTTTGTAAAGTCTCGATTGGTTGTAGGTTGATTTGTGGCACCGACCAATTGTTTTGTGATGCGTTTCGATAGCGTGGCTTCTTTGCAATCGCCACCGGAATCCAGCCAACGATGTGCATTTTTGGTGAGTTACCAGTAACAAGCACGGCAATGTCTCGATCATGTCGATCCGATTCCTGTATCCACAAATTTGAGTGTGGATTAGCAGACCATTTAACCTCGATGTGATCGCCCACATCAGCTTGGTTTTTATCCCATGTCATGCCGGGTGTGTAGTCGTATCCCAAGGCTTTCGCAACAGTCCACTCAGACACCATGGATTCGGCATTTTGTGACACAAACTCAAACCATGAAAGATTGCGGATGATGCGTGAGCTGTGATCAGCTTCCCGATCCTTGCAATGATCGATGGCCGCCATCATGCATTGAATTTCCTCAATCCGTGTGATCATCGGCAATCACCACAAAACCAAATGATTTTCTCCGTTTTGTTGTAGCCGATCTGATAACCAAATGGATCAAACTTTGTGAGCTTTGAGCATTTGTCGCATTGGTCGATTTTGTATTCCTCGATCACTTCGCCTTCAAAATACAATCGCCCAGTCATGGTTTGTGGATTAAGGATTTCCACATAGTCGCTCATACTTGTGGCTCCCATTTGCCTCGGCTTGTCATCACATACCATGTTGGTTTGCATTGCTTTTCCTTTACCTTTTCGCTGCAAAAGTAGCCTCCCCATGATTTGGCTGCATCCGGCTTACTTTCGTTCCAACGCATTGCGCCATGCGCACACATTGGAACACCATTTACAGCCCAACCGGTTGGCCCAACATCCGATGATCCAAATGATGGTGTGCCAGCCATTTCAGCTTCAGACGATGTTTTATAGCTTGGCACATCACCATGTTTTGTTGTCCATGGATCATAAACTTCCGCAGCATTGACCTTTTCCATGGTTTCTTTTGTAGCCTTTTCTGTGCCACCCATAACCAAGGCCATCACGCGCATCAAAGCTGATGTGACAGTATCCTCAACAAACCAGCGTTTCATGTTGGCGTTATAGGCAGCCTGATAGCCATACGCAAAATCGATGCCGGCCGGCTCAATCTCCGTTTGATTACGCCATGCAGCTGCACGGACAAGGATTGATCCTTTGTCTGCATCAAAATTGACGATTGTGGCCTCAAGACGGCCTTCTGGGTAAGTCTTGATCCATCGATCTGTGCGTTCTTTGTTGCCTTCATAACCATCCAAAAATGCAGCCATTACTTGGCCGCCTTGTCGTATTGTGAGGCATGGCGAGATACGGCCCGGCCTCTTGTATAGCCTTGTCGCTGGCCTTCTTTAAATCCAACCGCATAACACATGACAGCCCAAAAGGCTCCAGCAATGATCATAAAGATCACAATTGAGATTTCGTTCATTGTATTGCTCCCGTTTCTGTTAGTGGGAGCAAGCCATAGAAGTCACTACACACCAATGACTTGCTCCCACATAAAGAGTGACAGGCAATACCGACAAAATCAACAATCGCGCCTAAATTGTGGCGTGTCGCTACTTCTTTTGCTCAATGAGCTGTGTGTACAGATAATCCAAGCGAGCCTCGATGCGTGAGACTTGATCCTTCATACTCGATCCCGAATTGGGTGAGAGTTCGCTCATGACCGATCTGATTATGATCCTCATTGACGAATAAATGGCCGTCAGTATTGCAATGACAAAACCACCAACAGCCATCCACTCGCCCACGCTCACTTCTTGTTGCCGAAACTTACATCGTTCGGATTGGCCCATCGAGCTAGTACCGGCACAATGCCAGCGACCAAGCCCATTGCTAAATCCTTTGGATTGGTATTGCCAGTCATGTACACGGCCAACATACCAGCCACCGAGCTTCTTGCCCATGAGGCTGCCATTGCTTTGAATTGCTCCATTATTTTTCTCCTTTTGGTCGATCCGGCAAATCACCGGAAAACGAGTCATAGGTTGGTCGGCCGTAACCGACAACAAATGACCTTGCTCCCAAAGCTCTTGATTTCACCATGACTTCTCCACCATTGCGCTGATCGCCACCGCTGGATGTGTTGCCTTCGATGGTTACGATCTGTTTTTCTGAACAGCGGATCACTAAGCCAATGTGATTGATTGTGGTTTTGTCATCGATGATGAAATCAAAGAAAACAAAATCGCCAATCTTTGGTGTTGTGTGCCATTGCTTAGCCTTTTGAAATGCCTCAGCTCCGGCGCGGGTGCTGACCACATTTGGCACCTTGACCCCGGCTTGATGTGCGCACCAATTGAGAAATGATCCGCACCATGGCAGCTTGTCGGCCTTCATGTGCTTGCCATACTTTGTCTCATTGTTGCCTGTTTCAGCTGTGCCAACCTCAGCGAGCGCAACCTCGATCAAACGCGGCAATGTTCCTTGTGGAAAACTAGTCACTTGTCGGCACTATCTCCGTCAAATGTTCCAGCTGTTGCGATTCATAGGTTGATTTCAGCATTGAGGTAAAAGACCCGTCAGCGTGTTTAATTAAAGCGTGTTCAGTTACTTCTTGAGTAACTGGGTCAATGCTTTCAATAAAGGTAATTGTCATTTTATAACTCCGCATTAAAGCCGATGTAACCAGCGGCACTTGTTGTCAATGATTCGTAAAATTGTTTTGCTGTTAAACCACTTGCCACGACGTGATTTATGTTTGGGTTTTGACTATCTGCTCCATTTATCGTTGCGCTAGTTACAGCAAAAGTTGCTGAACCATCATAAAGTTGCAAGCCAGAAAAATCAATTGCAGAAACATTTGTTCGAAGATTTACAGGTAAATAAAATGTGACTGAGGCAGTAGTGCTATTTGCCCCTGGTCCAACGCCTAAACGCTGCGCTGCGCTTCCTGTACTTCTGCCAATACGATTGTAATACCGCTGGCAAGCAGCTAATTCCCCTTGGATTGTTCCAGCGTAAGTGCGGAAAGGTAGTGCTACGCTGCCGATGTCAATCTGTACGCCTGTGACTTCGTACCAGTCGTTAGCCCCAGCAGTACCAGTTGGTGTTCTAGCAAATGCGGGCGCAATTTGTGTGACTGTTGAAGGCAAGGTCAATGTTTGAGTAAATCTTTGCCAAGTAGTTGTCAAAGTATTTGTTTGTGTGTTATTGGCTTGCCCAGTAAATCCAGTATAAAAGTTTTGATCCGTGCCTGTGCCAGTAATAAAGAAACTGGTTAAAGTATTGGAAGTAGTTGAGTAATTTGCACCTGCTCTAGCATAAAAAGAAAAGGTAACTGTTTTGCCAGCAAAAGGTATGCAGTTGATTGATTCCATAGTCTGACCAAACTCAACAGAACCTGTTGCAGTATTTCCAGCATCACGCTGCACTCTTGCGCAATATTGGATGTTAGGCAGATTGGTTGTGTCGTTTGTACTTTGACGGCTTACTGTTCTTCCAGTTGTGGCAGTTGCGCCAAGTTGCCAGCGGTCTGCCGTGTAAGGTAATCCGCTTGAAGTTGAAATCGTAGTGCCGCGTTGCCACACCTGAAAGGCTGAGTTTAGAACTGGATTGCTCTGCACAGTTCCAGCCGTATAGCGCAAGCCTGTTGATGTGGAACTATCGGCTACAAGAGTTTCACCATTGTTGCCTACTGCTAAGCGAGCAGGTGTATCAGCTGCACTAGCTGCGATCAGATCGCCTTTGGCATCAACAATTGTGTTTTGGATCGCGTTAGCATCATCTGATGTGACCCACACAAAATCCATGTCGGTGTTAGAATTTTTGGCCAATACTTGCCCGGATGTGCCACCCAATAGATCGGCCATCGATGTTGCTACAGCTTGACCAAATACCTCAAAGTCAGCCGGTAAATCTGTCACCAAATCGGTTGCCGTTGGCATTTGCCAACCAAATGGTGTTGTTGGATTACTCATTTTTCCTCCTTATGCCACGACTAACGCGTTAGCCCAATCTAGGCTGCCGCTGATTGTGTTCCATTGCTCTGCGATTGCGACATCTTGCCATTGCATGGCTTGCAACGAAAATGCCAATGGTGAAATGATAGCCGTGACCGAAACGCTGTTGTAAGCGGCTCGCCATGTCCAGCCTTCGACAAA